AGTTTTCAAAGTTTTTAATAGAATTTTATTTAGATCTATTAAAAATTTTTTCTTATTAATAAATACAGGGTAATATTTCAAATTACTTAAATTTTACAGCTTTTCTAGGTATATTATAATTAGCTTTTCATTTTTGTATTGGAGGTTTCTAGTCTAGAGAGATAAATTAATTAAGTAGATGTTGCATAACTAATCGAAAATGAATAAAATCCAGTAGCTATTGTACTTGCAGTATAATGCTGATTAAAGAAATTTGAAACCATAATAGCACCAGATGGACTTATTTGTATATTTCCCGTAACTGTAACACCATTATTAACAATTATAACAGGTTCATTTATTGTAAATTCTGGAAATACAATTGCAGGTAATGTCATTGCTGGTGTCATATAAGCAGAAACATTATTTCCATTTGCATAACAATCTCCAAATGTTATTGTTACCATTTTACCAATTTTTCTTATAACAACAGAACAATCTATTGGATCTACAGGTCCACTAAAATTAGTTGCAATAGTTTCTTCGTAATATTGAGTTACTGGCATATTACCATTTCCAAACTCTATCCCATTACAATAAAGATTAAAATCATTTGGATTAAATAGATTTGAGATACTCATTTATATTACTAAATAATATTTTAATTAGTAATATCACATTCTTCTTAATCTATTTTTTAATGCTCTCCTTTTCATCATTTTACCTCCTACTGGAGCTCCTCCAACCATAGAACTTCCATGTCTATATTCTTGGTCTCCTATTAATACTCCTCCTTGTTCTCCATCTCCTAATCCTAGAAGTGGTAAAGCAAATCTAGCAACATCAAAACCAGTTTTAACATATGGTGCTGCTTTTTTAGCAAACTCAAAAGCTTTCTTTGCATATGGTGTTATCTTATCAAGAATATTTTGACCAAATTTCTTAATACCTGAGAAGAAATTACCTCCATTAACTTCTTGTATCAAATCATAATCTATGTACATTGGTAAATTTTGTTTTGCATCCAAAACATCTTGTGCAGAAATAACACCTACTTGTTGGAGAGCTCTATTATCAACAATCGTAAATGTTCCTTCAGAAACTACACAAATAACTAATGTTGGGGTAACTGAATTAGTTTGATTTGTATTTGTCATATTAACTGTAATTTGTAATTGGTATTGTCCTAACATTCCTGGTGCTTCTGTGTCTCCAAGTCCAATATCAGTTCCCATTTCAATACAAATTGGAGATCCTACTGTTCCAATTTGAGTTGCAAAAGATCCTTTTGCATATACTGGTCCTCCACTCCATTCAGTCCAACTTAAATTGCAATGATTTTTGACAGACATCTTATAAATATCCCATGCAGTTGCTCCTGAAAAAGTACCATTGTAATTATTCCAAGATACTTGTAAAGGATTAATTTGTGCAAGTGAAAGAAATGTATCTGTATAATTTGGAGAAGATTGAAGTACAGAATTATTATTTCTTGCCCAAATGTAAATTCTTCTCGGAATTGATTGAAGAATAATAGTATTACTTGTAAGTTGTGTTGAAGCTCCTGCTCCAAGACTACTAAAATCTGAAAAATATCTCGCAACATCAAAATAACTGTATGTTAAACTTGATGGAATATGTTGTAATTCTTGAGGAGTTATGTAATTAAATAATAATGATGGAACAATAGCACCATAAGTAAAATTACCTCCAGGTAATGTTGAAAAATTATTAAATGCAACTTGACTTCCTGTGATAGCTCCCGGTGCATCAGTTCCATATTGATTATGTGACCACATTGCAAATCCAGGACTATTCACAAAAGTTAAGTTCCAACTCATGTCTTGAACTCCAATGAATGCAGTTCCATTTCCTTGTCCAAAATAAAATGTACTTAGAAAAATTGGCTCAACAAAAATGCAATCAATAACAGCTTGAGAAACACTATTAGAAACAATTGTATAATAATTATATCCACCTCTTCCCATTACTGATTCTTGATTCGAATCTTCGTAAAATCCCAATGGATTTCTAACTGATCCAACTAAATCATTGTATTCTTGACTTTCATCCAAAGCACTTGGAGTCATACTATATTCATGTTCTTTTAAACATGAAGTGGTATTAAATCTTAGAAGTCCAGAAATAACATCAGCCATATTTATAGAAACTGCAGTATTATTAATGTTAACTGCTAATGTTGATAATGATCTACTAATTGGGAATGCTCTTGGCGCATCATAAGATGGTCTTAGTAATGGAAATCCATTAGGAGCATTAGATGTTAAAACAATTCTAACTGGTAATACCATATATTGTTTTCTATCAATCCATGTTTTGAAATTTGGAGGTGGAGTACTAAATTGAATACTAGTATTAGAAACACTAGTAGTAGTATATTGTTTCCATGAAACTCCTCCTGCAGCTCCTCCTTTCAAAATAGCATATTCTTTGTCTCTTATAACTGTCCTTGGATCTCTTACTTCTACAACTCTTAAGGGGTTAATATTAAGACTCATGTTTATATATTATACAAATATTATTAATTATAGCAAATTCATAATATTAATGTGTGCCATTATAATTTAATGCATATTTTGCTAATTCTTTTTTAATAAATACAATTTTTATGTTATCACTGGAATTGTAAGTAATTTTAAGTGGGTAAAGATTTTGATTTTTATCTTCCCAAAATAGTTGAATATCTAATTTTCTTAATGGTTCTTGAGAAGTAAGTTCTATTAATCTATAAGGATTAGCATAATATGTAAATTGTGTTCTACTTTGTGTGGCTTGTGTCAAATCAGGAACAAAATCTGTAAGAATAGGTCTAAAATTTTGAGAACCAACAGCAGAACCTCCAATGAGTGAGGAATTAGAAGAATATGGAAGATATTCAAATTGTACTGGTATTTGACTAGTTGCCAAAACTATAGATGAGAGAGAACTCCATATTGACAAGGCATTAAATTGTTGTGTATTTATAAACCATTGTGGTTGAGCAGTATAAGATGCCAAATTACCTAATCCATCAGTTCCACTAAAGGAAGTTTCTGTTTGATTATTAACTGTATTTGTAGCATTTTGAGGAGGATAATAATAATTATTCTTATTATCATTCACGAGCATCAAATTAAATGCAGATATATCTGCAGCAGAATATCCGAATAAATTAGATCCAAATGTTTCAATACCATTAAAAAACTGATACAGTGAACTATTTAAATAAAGATATAACTTATTTTGCGAAAGTGGATTTATTCCTTCAGCTGGAGTATATTGTTTTCCTCCTAATGTTTGATAAGCTGTCTGATAAAGATTAACACTCGGAACAATAGGATTTGGAATATTTGGAATTACAAAACTAATAAGATTTAAGTTAGGTTCATATTGAAAATAAGGAATTTTAGCTGTTGATAATCCAGGTACATTAATTACCATATCATTAAATGCAGCAGTTATTGCATTATTTATCATTCTTAAAAAAGTTGTATATTCATAAATGTAATAATATTCATTCGATAAATCTTGACTGATAGGTGTTGGAGGTAAAGGTCTTATATTAAAAGTATAAGATGGAAAGTATTCCACATTTTCTGTTGTTGTATATAAAGTTGTTCCATCGAAATAATTAAATTTTAATTGATATGGTGTATAATTAATATCATTAGGATTATTCGGATTTGGTATTACAGGACATACAAATAAAGGTATTTCAGTTGCATCTATTGAAAATCTTGAAATTGCCATATAATAATCAGAAGCTTTTCCTAGAATTGGTTGAACTCTTGTTTCAGAAAATTGTGCCAAAGTTGAACCATCAGTTTCAGTTCCTGAAATAACAATGTTGTAATAAATCAAATCACTAGTTGGTAATCCTGATAGTATTGATTTTGACCTATTTAACATGTATATTATAATATCATCGTATATTATAATTTATATGCAAAAAATAAAACAAAGTGAGAATATTGCGTTATCCAATTACGAAATTGATAAAATTCTTGATGGACAAACAAAAATATTAACTTACAAAGCATTACCTCAATTTGAAAATATTGAAGAATTATTAGAACCATTTAAAAATTTTATTCTTCTTTACATGTTCAAACAAAATTATGGACATTGGTGTTGTGTACTTCAACATCCTGATAGAATTGAATTTTTTGATCCATATGGAGGAAATAGTATGCCTGATGAAGAATTAGATCTCATAAATAAAAATGTTAGAATGGAAACGAATCAAAATTATCCATATTTATCAAAACTTATTTATGAATCTGGTTTCCCAGTAGAATACAATGATTATAAATTTCAGAAACATGCAAAAGATATTAAGACATGTGGAAGACATTGTATTGTTCGTGTTCTCTTCAAAGATCTACTATTAGATGATTATTACAAGTTTATCAAAATATTATGCAAACAATATAAAATGACACCAGATCAACTAGTTACTTACATAACAACAAATTTATCTCTATAGACTAGAAACCTCCAATACAAAAATGAAAAGCTAATTATAATATACCTAAAAAAGCTGTGAAATTTAAGTAATTTGAAATATTACCCTGTATTTATTAATA